GTCAACCTGCTTACCAGCTCTCGTTGTGGCGGCCGTTTGTGCCTTAATTCTCGAACCAAGAATATTGGAAGCCCCCGCCATCATGGAAGCGGCGGCTTGGTTAGTAGATAACAGAGTTGGGTATTTCATACCCAGTGCAAATAAACTTTCTTGTTGATCCGATATTGAGACATCTTTGTTGCCCATTATATTGGTAGCATCCTCAAAGAATGATGGCAGCTTGGCCTGTGTCTCACGATCACGTGCCGATTTCTCACGTGATTGTTCTAGAGCTAACAGGTTTGACTGGTAGCGAAGGTCACTATTCCGTTGCTGGTCAAATGCCTGCATTGTTTTAATGAGACCCATTTGTTCTTTCTCGATCTGAGGCCCATACCTATTTCTAAGCAGCCCCTGCTCATATTTAGAGGTACCAAAAAAGTTTCGCTTTAATGGGGCGATGTCATCCGCAAAGGAAAAATTCATCTGTCTGGCTTTATTAACTTCTTCGTTCTGGCATTCTCAAATCGCCTCTTTCGTCATCTTCTCTTTTCCAACGATCCCGATCTCGTTTCAGCTTATCCTCCATGTAATTGTAATACATACCCATCAAGTCCTGTTTACGGGAAGACAATTGGTCAGCCTCAGCCTGCATGGCACCCTCTGCTCTACGGTAAGCTTCCGTTCCTATGGTTGGGGAGTTTAACTTTTCGGACATAGAGGCACCATAAAGATCCGAGGAGACCTTGCGTTGACCATCTTTCCTAGCTTGGCGAGCCATGCGTTTTAGCTTGACCCACTTCGGAGCAATTGGCCCCGACCTAGCACCGACCCGACCCGTGGTTACTCCCCTTGCTCCACCTAGTCCGCCCGACCCTTGTAATTTAGTTTGTCTCATAATTTTTATCTAATACGACGTGTTCGTTTGTCGCGGTTGCGGCGTGCTGCAAAGTTGCTTGCTGTGTCTTTAACCTGACTGCTTTGTACTGCTTTATCGAAAGCCACCGAGTTTTTGTAATCTTCTTCAGTCATACCTGCTGCATCAAGGTCAGCCTTGGCGGGTGCAACTCCTGATGCCATGGAATCGGTGATCTTATTCTTCGCTGCCTGATCAGCATAAAACTTTTTGTTTGCAGCAATGTTCCTTGCGGCATTTGCAGCATTATCAGCCTTCTGCTTACGCTGGCGTTGCTGCTCCACGGAACCATTCTTATAGAGCTCCGCGTATTGGCGCGAACGCTCGTCTTGGTATTCACTCCGATCCATGACGGTAGGTCTGGAACTAGATCTACCATAATTTACACCACTCTCCATGTCTGATTTGTATTTAGCCTTAGCTCTTTTATCAGCTGCGATTGATTTGGGGTCAAAGCTATACAGCATTTTACCTGAGCGGGCACCTATAAGAACTCCCTTGGTCACATTACCATCTTTGTCTGTCCTTGTAGCATCGTAGCTTTGGTCGGGGCCAAGTGGTTTGGGGCTTTTTTTCTTAGCTACTTTACGAGCCGACTTTCTCGGCGCATCTCCTACTTGAGTAACCGAACCTTCTTTTATTGACTTACTTTCAGTTCCAAGATTTCTTATTTTCTGACCTGTTTCCGACGGGAAATACCTTTTTTCTGGGCCCGTGTCATCCATGGTGATATTACTACCATTTAAGGAATCGTCATACATCAATTCACCTCCTGTCATTTCACCCTCAGCAAATCCTGCGACAAGTTGATCAAACCTATCGCTATCGACAACCTCTTCGTCCTTAGCCTGTGCATCTTCGTCAGCAAGCTCACTTTGTTGGCTTTGAAATTCTTCTTTCCATTTTGCCAACCTAGCTACGCCAGCGCTACTAGAAGGAAGCATACTTATGTCATACCCGTTGTCCTTAAGAAACTCTCTAAACTTAGCGTCCTCAGCCTCCTTAGCTTGTGTTTTAGCCCGCTCTCTGTCTATAATTACCTGTCTGCTTTTACTACTAGCCATGTTATCCGTTTGTTAGTTGTTTATTTGCGACGCCCGTCGTATTGCTTGTTGTAATATTTCTCAATGTCACGCTCTTGCAAACCGAGTTCTAGCCCTCGGTCTTTTTGCTCGTCGGAAAGTTTATCATAACTACCAGCACCACCAATTTCATCAGCAAATTTCTGACGACCTCGGACGCGGTCTGCTCGGTTGGCGACGATCCCGATTTCAGATGCCCTCTTTCGGCGGTAGGGTGCCTCTTCTGGTTTCTTGGTTTCGGGTTTCTCACCTGCTGGGCCCCGTTGTCCTGAGCTAAACTCTTTTGCAGTCTCGCGAGGCTTTCCCCCAACTGGGCTACTCTCGCCACTCAAATCACCTGCGCCTTGTATACCTCCACCACTCAAACCACCTGCGCCTTGTACACCTCCGATCCCAAATAAATTACTTGGTTTAGGTGTCTCACCAATAGTTGTGATTCCAGCATTTCCAGAGGAGGGAGGGGCTATAATGCTATTATTAAGAGTCTCCCCCTCGGTAAAGTAATCTCCTACCTCTGATTTTGGAGCAGCAGCCCCATTAGCTTTAGCGAGCTCAGCTTCAACTTTTTGCATCTTCATGCGAGATTGAAATTGTTCTTCGGACTCGTTTGGGTATTTTTCGTTTAGCGGCATATAGAACTTATAGGTTCAAGTTAAGTATAAGTATATACATTGTGCCTCCGAACTCAAGGGTAAATTCAGGGCAAGTAAGCGGCGTCGTTCTGTAGTGCGGCTTTTAGATGCTTCATCGACTTGGGTGGTTTCCTATAAGCCTGATTTGGATCTTCCTCACGTGGCTCCATAGCGATCAATCCGTGCCTCTGGCGAGCACAGTCAAGGGCTAGAAACGCCGCATCTGCAAGGTCGGGAGACTGTCCTAGCCTCTGCTTAAACTCTGGCTTTGACTCAATCCTAACCTTTAGTGAGCCAGTCTTTACTAGCTCATAGTTCCGACCGACAATTTCCTGAGCTAAATCAGAGTCCACACCAAAAATTTGTCTGGTCCTCATCAGCTCCTTGCCCACAAACCACAGCTCTGACACTCGGTTGGTATATAGCTCCAGTCCCGTAAGCTGGCTATTCACTGAGACACGCTTATCTGAGGGTCTGCCACCAAAGGTAACACGTAAGAATCTAGCCGACCACTCTCCTGCCAATACGTCACAGAAAGATGAACCTGCACCAGTTGCGTCCACCGCTAGATCATCGGGGGCTACACCCTCCTTCTTACAAATCTTCTTGATCTGCTCCACCAGCTGATATGTCCGTGGTACCGCCTTGTTGGTCGCGTCATCATTAAGCTGGTAGCTCTTACCTAGCTCAAAGACATACTGACCTGTATCGTCGGTACCTACCTGACCTACATACAGCACGGTCCTGTCACCACCATTAGTAAAGGCAGGGTCAAGACCAGCTACCTTGGTAGGTGCTGATGCCCATCGAACCTTATTCATGCACCCGCTCTTGGTTATCTCATTCTCGCTGTAGATACCTTCGTCCTCATCTGAGTCAAAGAATACAGCTCGCACCATTCGCATATAACCACGGGAGCTAGTTCCCAGTAGCTCACGCTTCTCCGCGATCTGATCGGCACGTGGTAAGTATGGGTAGATTGTCTCACCTGCTAAGATGTTTGGGCTACGCTCACCGTCTAATCGTATGTATTTTCCGCCCCACTTGGTACGCCAGCCGTCATCGACGTTGGTATCTACCGAATCCCAGCCATCCTCTGGCTCAGACCACACGCCAAACGCATCGAACTTGGAGCTCGGGTTGGACATACCGATCATACGGAACTCAGGGTTTGATGACAAGTTGGTCAGACCAGCGTGGACCACAGCCTCAGATATCTCAGATAGCTCGTCACCTATAACAATAACCCGCCTGTTCTTAATACCAATAAACTTACCTACTGCCTCACGAGTCCTGCTCTTCTCCGCTGCAATAAGCGAAAGACCAGACTTCTCTAGGAGTGTGCCGTGCTCGTTTACGTAAGCTACGTTACCTATGGAATCCCGAATCCTGAAAGGCATATCATCTATCACTGCCAGTAAGCTGATAATGGAACCCCAGATCCGCTTACGTGCTTCACGCAACGTGGTTGAAGTAATCAGGACTAAGGTATCCTTAGGCTGGGATAAGCAGTTCACGATAGCATATGCCGCCATGGTGTGTGACTTGGATGAGGAGGCCGCACCACCAACAGCTACAAACTTATTCTCGATACAGCTTCGGATGATCAGCTTAGCCCATGGGTTTGGTTGCATCAGAGGCTCAGGTAGATCTGGCCTATTCCACAGAACATCACAAGCTCTCCAGAAGTAATACTCCTTGGCCTTCATCAAGTCGTGGTTAGCGAAACCAAACAGTAACGCAGTTAGCAAACTAGTTGGCGGTATCTCCATGCCACCCACATCCATCTTGGTGCTAGACGGCTTAATGAACGGCTCGTATTTG